GCACCTTGTAGTGCCTTACGAAACGTCTGATTTGGAGACTTGCCCTAATATTACGCAAGTTTTGAGGATGTCTCTTAACGATTTGCGTAAAAAACAGGTTGCAGGCTTCTATTTGGACATACCGGTGATCCCTGCACAGGAAGAAGAAGACTCTGTTACCAGCGAAATCAATCGTATTGACGGCACAAGCCGCTCCCAGATCGACTACGATTGCACAATTTTGGAATGTCACGCCGATTTAGACCTAGAAGGCTACGAAGACCTTGATGAGGACGGTGAGCCGACGGGCATTAAGATACCATATGTTGTCACGCTGAGTCAGGACAACGGCCAAGTGCTGTCTATTCGCCGTAATTACCGCGAAGATGACGAATTAAAGCGTAAAATTCAGTATTTCGTACATTATAAGTTCCTTCCGGGCTTTGGTTTTTACGGTTTAGGGCTTATTCATACGATTGGCGGTTTGTCACGGACCGCCACAGCGGCACTGAGGCAGTTGATCGACGCAGGTACGTTATCCAATCTCCCAGCGGGTTTCAAAGCCCGTGGATTACGCATCAGAGACGACGATGATCCGCTTCAGCCCGGCGAGTTCCGCGATGTGGACGCTCCCGGAGGGGCTATTCGTGACAGCCTTATGCCGCTGCCATTTAAAGGCCCTGACCAGACATTGTTCCAGCTTTTGGGCTTTGTTGTGGATGCAGGACAGCGTTTTGCCACAATCACAGACATGAAAGTGGGAGACGGTAACCAGCAGGCGGCGGTTGGAACGACTATCGCGATGCTGGAGCAAGGTTCACGCGTGATGAGCGCGGTGCATAAGCGGTTGCACTACGCAATGCGGATAGAATTTAAACTTTTGGCCCGCGTGATGGGTGAAAGTTTACCAGAAGAATACCCATATACAATTGAAGGTGAAGATGCGTCAGTTAAAGCTTCTGACTTTGACGATCGGGTAGATATTATTCCGGTGTCCGACCCTAACGTGTTTAGTCAGGCGCAGCGTATTGCTTTGGCACAGACTAAGCTACAGCTAGCGGGTGCCGCTCCTGAATTACACAACATGTATGAAGTGTATCGGGACATGTACGATGCCCTTGGTGTACGCGACACGGACCGTATTATGAAGCGGGCTGTGGAAGAAGAGCCAACACCTAAAGACCCGGCGCAGGAAAACATCGACGTGATGGACATGGTGCCTCTGAAGGTGTTTGAGGGTCAGGAGCATCAGTCTCACATTATGGCGCACTTGATTTTTGGCGCATCTCCAATGGTTGGCTCTATGCCAGCTTTGGCTATGGAGCTCCAAAAGCACGTCATGGAACACGTTAAGGTAGCCGCGAGAGAGCAGGCTGCGGTGCAGTTTATCCAGAGCCGTCAGGCCGCGGGCGGCGAAGCGGCCACCGAAGAAGAGATGCTTGCAATCGAGGGGCTTACCGCGCAGTTCGTGGCGCAGGGTATGCAGACGGTTCAGCAGATGTCGGCGCAAGTCTCCGGCCAAGGCCCTGATCCGTTAGTTCAGCTTAAAGAGCAGGAGCTACAGATCAAGGCACAGTCAGAGCAGAACGACATGCAGGTAGATCAGGCCAAGCTTAATATGGAGGCGGCAGGCCAGCGTATGCGGGCGGATCAGTTCCAGCAGCGCATGGCAAGTCAAGAGCGTCAGACAGACAAGCGTATCCAATCTGCAATGGAACGGGAGATGCTTAAACAACGGGGGGACTAGATACTCATTAGTTTAGCTTGGGGGCGAAATGATAGCAGAAACACTGGCTGGTATAGCACTGGTCAAATCCGCGGTTGATGGAATTAAATCAGCCATTAACACGGCCAAGGACGTTGGCGAGATAGCGGGTTATGTTGACCAGCTTTTTGAAGGTGAAAAGCAGGTCCAGCAGAAAAGAGCTAAGAGTGCGTACCCCGGGATTGGAGATCAGTTCGGGGTGTCTAATATTGCGTCTGAAGTCATAGATGCAAAACTGGCTCAAGAAAAGATGCAGGAAATGCGTAACTTGATTGATTTGCGCTTTGGGCCCGGAACGTGGCAAAGTATCGTAGATGAGCGGGCTCGTAGGATACAGGCGGCTAAAGAGGCCGCTGCGGTAGAGCGTCGTAAAAAGATAGCCGAGGCAAAAGAGTTTGAAGAAACTATGAAGCAGGTCGTGCTTGTAACTTCGGTGCTTGTTATCGCGATAGGGTTTTTTATATTTTTATTTGCGATGGTACTATGACGGTAGATAAATTTCTAGAGTGGAAGATACTTCCTCGTTTTATGATGCTAGCAAGCACCGTAATGAGTTGGCGCTGTGCGGAGTGGTTTATGGCGTTAGACGCGCCGACGGGGGCGCAGAGTGCTTTTGTTTCAGTGGTTATGGGCGTTATGACGGGCGTTTTTGGTATATGGATGGGGCACGAGCACAAGCCCGCGGCTAAATAATGTATCAGGCGGTTGTTCTTGCGTGTCTTGTTTTTAATATGGAACAATGTTACCAGTTAGAAGACCAGTGGGGGCCCTATAGCACATATGAGCGGTGCGAGAAACGAGCCTATGAAATGTCTCGCGCAGTTCATAAACACATGCAAGGATACAAGCCGGTATCTTGGCAATGTCGGGCGTTACCAAAAGGAAAGTTAACAGCATGATTCAGGCGCTTATCGGACCAGCTACCGAGCTAATCGGTAAATTCGTTGAAGACAAAGACCAAAAGAACAAGTTGGCGCATGAGATAGCCACGATGGCAGAGCGCCACGCGCAGGAACTTGCCAAGGGGCAGTTGGCTATCAATGCTGAAGAAGCCAAGTCACGGAACTTGTTTGTGGCGGGCTGGAGGCCGAGTGTTGGCTGGTGCTGTAGTCTGGCCTTGTTTGCTCACTTTTTAGTCTTTCCTACTATGGATGTAGTAACGGCCTACATGGGCGTTGAGCCAGTAGCCTACCCTCAGTTCGATATGGACAGCTTGATGACTGTCTTACTGGGTATGCTTGGGCTCGGAGGAATGCGTAGCTTTGAAAAAGCCAAAGGGTTAACAAAATAATGGAAGCTAATTTTTTTAAAAGCCTTGAAATGGTGCTGCACCACGAAGGTGGATTTGTGGATCACAAAGATGATCCCGGAGGCGCAACTAACAAGGGTATCACGCATAAAACTTATGCTGATTTTCTTGGCCGCCCGTTGGAAGACGTAAACGAGCTAAAAAACATCCCGGAAGACCACATTCAGCTAATCTACAAAAAAGGGTACTGGGACAAGATAAAAGGTGATGAGCTCCCGTCGGGGCTGGATTTTTGTGTTTTTGATTGGGCCGTGAACAGCGGTCCGGGCCGCGCGGCAAAAGCATTGCAGAAGGCGGTTATGGTTTCGCAAGACGGGGTTATCGGCCCGATGACCTTAGAGGCGGTTAAAGAGTATGACCCCGCGGGATTAATCGAGTCTATTACGGGGTATCGTGAGGAGTTCTACCGGAATTTGTCTACGTTTGAAACTTTTGGAAAAGGTTGGTTAAGACGCACAAAAGAAACTCGTGACTTTGCTTTAGACATGGTATAAAAACATATCAGATTTAATGCGGAGGTATACGAGTGGATGAAATATATTTTGCCGAGGCCGTGTTCCGGATTATCCGGGAGCGGAGACAGGCAGTTCAAGACTTGTTAATTTACGACAACGTCAAGAACATCGAGCAGTATCGTGAGCTCATGGGCAACTTAAAATCCCTAGATCACGTGGAACAGGAACTCAAGGGCCTGCTAGAAAAACAGGAGCAAAGCAATGGCTGAAGCTAAAAAACTTGACCTTGAAGCAGTGAGCGAGGGTGTTTCAAACCTAGCTTCTGCATACAAGGATGTCACCGATAAGGTGTTAGACCCCGAAGCTATCGGGGGTTCACTTCTTGAAAGAATGCCTAGTCCCACAGGTTGGCGGCTGCTTATTCTCCCGTATCGCGGAAAGGGTAAGACAGACGGCGGCATCTATTTACCAGACAAAGTCTTGGAGGAACAGAATGTTTCTACCCAAGTCGGCTACGTCTTAAAAGTGGGTGATTTGGCGTATAAAGATCCGGACAAGTTCCCGGTTGGACCGTGGTGCGAGCAAGGCGATTGGGTAATGTTTGCCCGGTACGCTGGTTCCCGATTCAAGATAGATGGCGGGGAGGTTCGTATTCTTAACGATGACGAAATCCTAGCTAAAATTCAAGAACCTGAAGATATTTTGCATTTCTAGGAGTGAACAATGGCAAAAGAGCAATTAAAAGACGACGACCAGATTGAATTGGAACTGGAGTCGGACCAAGACACTGACGTAGAACTGTCGGGAGGCGACGGGGAAGAAGAAGATATTCCTCTTGCGGCGGAAGCTGACGATAATTTTGAAAAGGCAGAAAACGCTACTCAGAAGCGTATTGACCGCCTGACAAAGAAAATGCGCGAGGCCGAGCGCCAGCGAGAGGAAGCTGTAAAGTTTGCACAGAACGTGCAGGCGGAAGCAACTGAGCTTAAAAAGCGCATGGACACGTTGGACACGAACTATGTCAACGAGTATAGTACGCGGGTTGAAACGGAGATGGCCGCGGCGGAAGAAAAACTTTCCCGGGCTATGGAGATTGGGGATACCGCAGGTGTTGTTGAGGCGCAGCGCAAAATCACGCGACTCGCGATTGAAAATGATCGCGCGGAACAAGCTAAAGCGCAACAAGAGCGCTATGCCCAACAGGTTAGAGCGCAACAGGAATCACAGGTACAGGCTCCTATGCCGCAGCAGCAACCTCGCCGCCCGGACCCGAAGGCGGAACAGTGGGCATCGAGAAACGCGTGGTTCGGCTCTGATGAAGCTATGACGTATGCTGCTTTTGGCGTACACAAAAAACTTGTCGAAAATGAAGGGTTTGACCCACAGTCCGATGAGTACTATAATGAACTTGATAGGCGTATGGCGACAGAGTTTCCCCATAAGCTTAACGGTGGTAGCAAACGGCCCGCTCAGACGGTTGCTTCCGTATCCCGCAGTACATCTGGGCGCAGTAGTGGGAAAAAGGTTAGACTCACCCCTAGCCAAGTCGCAATAGCGAAGAAATTGGGTGTGCCGCTTGAAGAATACGCGAAATACGTGAAGGAGTAGAAGATGTCTGAAGATCAAAATGAATCCCTTGAGAAGGGCATTACTCGTACTTCTCGCGCAACACAAACTCGGGAGAAGGCGGCAAGGCGTAAGCCGTGGGCTCCCCCGTCTATGTTAGATGCACCACCTGCACCGGATGGATATAAGCATCGTTGGATTAGAGCGGAAACCCGCGGTTTCAACGATACTAAAAATGTCAGCGCAAAAATGCGCGAGGGCTGGGAACTGGTTCGTAAGGACGAGTACCCTGACTTTGAGGCCCCGGTACTTGACTCAGGTAAATACGAAGGTGTGTTCGGAGTAGGCGGCCTAGTTCTGGCTCGCATTCCATTGGAAACAGTCGCAGAACGGACGGAATACTTTGCACAGCGGAGTGCCGACCAGATGCAGGCAGTTGACTCTGACATGATGAGAGAGAACGCTCATTCTAGTATGACGATCAATAAACCCGATCGTCAATCTCGTGTAACTTTTGGCGGCCCACAGAGATAAGGGTCGCCCTGATTAGGAGTAAGATCAAATGGCAAACCAAGAATCTGCCTACGGCCTACGTCCTATCGGGCTAGTTGGAAGTGGCGTAAACTCTACCGGTGTAACCGAGTACGAGATTGCTGCTACCAACGCCAATGCAATTTTTCAATACGCTATTGTCACACCGACAGCAGCAGGCGTAATTGATTATGCTGGCGCGACAAGCGGCGGCACAACAGCAGCATTGGGCGTCCTGATGGGAATTCAATACCACGACTCGATCCAAAAGAAGCCAGTATGGCTAAACTATTGGCCGGGTTCTGGTTCAGTAAGTGTTGACACCAACTACCCTGTAAAGGCGTTTGTTGCTGACAATCCAAACCAACTGTTCAAAGTTGCTTCTGACGCATCATTGACTGACCGTGCAACCGCACAGGCAGCCGTTTTTGCTAACGCATCTTTGGGCACATCAGCCCGCACCGGCTCTACCGACACTGGTAGCGCAAACGGTGCACTTAGCGTGTCTTCAATTGCCGTAACAGCGACTCTGCCGTTGCGGATTGTAGGAATCATGGATGACGAAGCCAACAGCGACTTTACTGCTGCGGGCATTCCAATGATCGTTCGGTTGAATGCACATTACAACGCAAACACAAGCCGTTTTGACTCGCAGACTACTGCGACTTCAACGGGCGTTTAAGGAGGGGATAGAAAATGGCTATTTCTCGCGCACAACTAGCGAAAGAGCTTGAGCCCGGCCTGAATGCCTTGTTCGGCCTTGAGTACGACCGCTACGAAAATGAGCATTCTGAAATCTTCGACGAAGAGTCATCAGATCGTGCATTTGAAGAAGAAGTGATGCTCGGTGGTTTCTCAACAGCACCTGTTAAAGGCGAAGGCACTGCCATCAACTTTGACGCTGCTCAAGAGACCTACACAGCACGGTACACACATGAGACAATCGCTCTGGCCTTCTCAATTACTGAGGAAGCAATCGAGGACAACTTGTACGACCGTCTGGCATCTCGTTACACCAAAGCTCTGGCCCGTTCAATGGCTCAGACAAAACAGATCAAAGCTGCGTCGATCCTGAACAATGCGTTCAACACAGCTAACCCTGTTGGCGATGGTGCGGCACTTTGCTCTTCTGCTCACCCCTCACTCTCAGGCAACCAGCGCAACCAGCTTGCTGTTGCAGCAGACCTCAACGAGACTTCTCTTGAGCAAATGCTGATCGACATTGCTGGCTTGACTGATGAGCGTGGTCTGAAGATTGCTGTTCGTGGCACAAAGCTGATCATCCCGAAAGAACTGCAATTCATTGCAGAGCGGGTGCTCAACTCAAACCTTCGTCCAGCCACTGCGGACAATGATGCAAACGCAATGAAGAACATGGGTATGATCCCAGAAGGGGCAGTGGTTAACCACTTCCTGACTGATACCGATGCTTTCTTCATCAAGACTGATGCACCAAACGGTTTCAAATACTTTAACCGTGCGGCCATCAAGACTGCGATGGAAGGCGATTTCGACACAGGCAACATGCGGTTTAAGGCACGTGAGCGTTACAGCTTCGGTGTTTCTGACTGGCGGGCCGTGTTCGGTTCACCGGGCGCATAAGTCAATTAAACTTGAATACGAAAGGGCGGCAGTTGCCGCCCTTTCTTTTTTAGTATATATTTAGTTATCCCTGACAGCCGCATGGTGCGGCTGACACTAGCCACGACAGGAGAACTAAATGGCTCGTACAACTTTTTCAGGTCCACTAAAGGTAAATACCGCCTTCTGGGCCGCCCCAATCCTTTTTGCAGACCTGCCTACGGCTTCAGCCGACAACGAAGGATACATTTACTATGTATCTAACGCTCGTAAAGCTGCTGAAGGTGCTGCTGCTGGTACAGGAAACCTCGTATTTTCTGACGGCTCTAACTGGATTCGTGTAGATACCGGCGCAGTAGCTGCGGCTTAATAGGAGGCTTAGATGGCCGACTCTGATGTAAGATCAAAGCGCATTACCGCAACGGGGTCACTCGCTGTTGGTCCTGCGCGTATTCGTCAGATACAATTAAAAACAACCACCGGTACTCCTCGCCTTACCATCACTGATGGTAACGGCGGGTCCACCGTTTTGGACTTGGATTTTAATGCGTCTGATACGCACTCAGTAAACATCCCGTCAAATGGTATTCGTGTAGATGACATTTATGTGTCAGCTTTTACGAACATCACTGCGGCTACGGTGTTTTATAATTAAGGAACAATTTTATGGCTGGGTCTGACATTAAAGCAAGTTATGTTACCGCCACAGGAACTGTGGCAAGTGGCCCTCGCCGGTTAGTTTGTATCCATTACCATACTGCGGGGTCTACCGGTGGGGTTGTACTGAGAGACGGCGGTGCTACCGGCGCTGTCGTTTTTTCTTTGGACTTTCATTCAAACTCTACCGGTGACCTTCAGATTGGAGAGGAAGGCGTAAAGTTTAACACCGACATTCATGCCACGTTTACTAATGTTACAAGCATGACGTTTTTCTTTAAGTGAGGAACTATGGCGACAGTAAAAAACGTAACTAGAACCCCCTCTGGAAAAATCAAATATAGAGGAGAGACCTTTGCTGGATACAACAAGCCAAAGCGCACTCCGGGAAAATCAAAGAAAAGCGCCGTCTTGGCTAAAAAAGGCAGCGAAATTAAGCTGGTCAGGTTTGGGGATCCCAATATGTCTATTAAAAAAGATCAACCAGCACGTAGACGCAATTTTAGATCAAGACATTCATGCGATACTGCCAAAGACAAATTTAGCGCAAGATATTGGTCCTGTAAGGCGTGGTAAAATGAAAGTAGAAGAAGTATTAAAGCTTTTAGAAAAACATGAAGATGAGTGTAATCGTCGGTACGCTAAAATAGAAAAACAGCTAGAAACCCTAGACATGCGGCTTTGGGGGATAGCTATTTTAATTATTGGCGCAGCGGTAGTTCAAAAGATGTTCTAATGGCTTATTCGCGAAAATCAAAAAACGCGCCCGCAAAGTCAAAAGGCAGCAAAATTTGCCCGGAAGGAAAAGCGTGGGCCAAGCGCACGTTTGATACCTATCCAAGCGCCTATGCAAACCTTGCGGCATCAAAATATTGCAAAGACCCTAATTACGCCAAAAAATCAAAAGGCGGCAAGCGAAAGGGTAAGTAATGGGTAAATTACAGGAGTGGTTAGATGAGGATTGGGTCAGAATTGATAGCTCGGGCAACATTTCGGGCGCATGTGGTACGTCAAAAGATAAGCGTAACCCTGACCGTTGCCTGCCTAGACGTAAAGCTCAAAGTCTTAGCAAGTCTGAACGCGCTTCGACAGCGCGTAAAAAGAAGCGTGAAGGAGCTAAAGGAAAGCAGGTTGTGGCAAACACTAAGGCTGCCAAAGTAAAAAAAATGGCCCTTGGCGGCGCAGTAACGACCCCTAAACGCCCGTTTAACGGAAAGCGTGTATCGGGCACTGCTGTAGCTCGCGGCTGCGGCGTAGTAATGTCTAACCGGCGTAAACGCACAAAAGGATCGGTATCGCAAGCATGAGTTCTCTAGCTTTTTACATAGACAAAGAAAAAGAGATTTGCGAAGAAATTATCGCTTGGTCTGAGCACACGCTTCAGAAGCCAAACCCGTTTTATAACAATCTCCCGGCTTGCCCTTACGCGCAAAAAGCGTGGCAGGAAAACAAGGTAGCTATCTTGTTTAAATACGAGGACAGCTATCAATGCCTTTACAGCACCATATCTCAATGGGAAGATGTTTTTGATTTATGTGTAATTGTAGACATGAACTTTGAAAAAAGCTCAGACGCTTTTCACAATTACTTAGATAGCTTAAACGACGCTATTTCTGCGGGTATTTTTATAGATAAAGATGTTTGGGTAATGGGCTTTCACCCTTACGATGAAGCGAACGATTTTATTGATGATCATTCTTTTATGCAGATGGTTGACGACGAGTACGCGCTAGTTTTTGTGCAGCGGTTGTCTAAGTTGCAAGAATCCGCAGACAAACTAGCGGAAAAAGGTTATTATGACAATTATCTAGCAGAGTATGATGCAGAGGCTATATTTAATAAACGAGCCAAGTTATATAGGAGATTAAAACATGGCGATGAAACCTCGTAAGATGGTTAAGAAAACAGGCACCGTAAAGAAAATGCGCGGTGGCGGAATGGTTAAGAAGATGCGCGGTGGCGGAATGGTTAAGAAGATGCGCGGCGGCGGGATGGTGAAGAAGACATAAGATGGCCGTTTCCGGAACCAGAATTTTTGAGCTAGATGTCGCTGACTACATCGAGGAGGCGTTTGAGCGTTGTGGGTTAGAGGTTCGTACTGGATACGACCTCAAATCTGCGCGGCGTTCGCTCAACCTCATGCTTGCAGAGTGGGCAAACAGGGGGTTAAACCAGTGGACTATTACGCAGCGCAGCCAAGCGCTGGTTTCTGGCACTGGAAATTATACTCTTACTAACGATGTAATTGACATTTTGTCCGTAGTGATACGCCGTAGCGGCACTGACTACACTTTGGAAAGAATTAGTCGCGCCGACTATCTAAACATTCCTACAAAAACAACGGAAGGCAGGCCGTCTCAGTTTTTTCTAGATCGTCAGATAAGCCCGGAACTAAAATTGTGGCCGATACCGGACAACAGCACTGACGTTGTTTACTATGACGCACTGACCCGGATGGATGACGCCGCTAATTCCGTAAACACAATGGAAGTACCGTTTAGGTTTTACCCTTGTTTAGCTGCGGGGTTAGCGTATTACATTTCGATTAAACGCGCCCCCAACCGGGTTCAGCTTTTAAAGGCAGTATATGAGGAAGAGTTTGAGCGGGCAATGTCTGAAGATCGGGACAGAGCCTCGTTTAATGTAGTACCTCAGTATGAGTATTTTAGGGCGGGGTAATGGGCAAGTTTGCGGTAGGAAAAAACGCTTTTGCTATTTCAGACCGTTCCGGGCTACGTTACCGCTATCGGGATATGCGTAGGGAGTGGAATGGCCTTTTAGTGGGTCGCGACGAATATGAGCCCAAGCATAAGCAGCTAGAGCCGCGCCCCCGTACTGTAGACCCGCAGGCGTTAAAAGATGCTCGACCAGATAGAGTAGAACCGCAAACTGCTAGGCTTTTGTCGTATAACCCATTTACTAGCGGAGTTGCGGGAACACAAACAATTACGGTGTATGAGCCATCACATGGGCGGTCTACAGCAGATATTGTGCGTTTTAGGGAGGTACAAGGTTTTGATGGGTTTACTAAATCGGTTTTGGAAAATGCTTCGGGGTATTCTATCACCGTTGCCACCGCAGACAGATACACATTTACGGTCGCCACGGGAACAGCGGCAGCCGGTAACACACGAGGCGGCGGTCAAAATGCGACCGCTGGGCCGGTAACTTTGGTGAGTTAAATGAGCTTTACATATGCACAGCTAGAAACAGCAATACAAGATTTCACAGAAAACT